AAAGAGTGAGAAGTTACATAAGCACCAGTATCAACAGGCGATAAATCTACAGTAGTCTGAGCTATTGCTGTTAACTTCTTACGAACAAGGTCCTCTACTTGGTCTTCAACCATACGCATCTTTTGTTTGAGGGAAGGGTTGACTTTAATGGTAGCCTGAATACTCATTATTCCCTCACATCACAGATATAGCAAAGTTTAATCCCATCAGAGAAAATAGTACGGACACTTACGATCTTAACTGTGTCACCATTACCCAATAGTTCGTCATCATCATCAGGCTCTACCGCAAGACCTAATGCAGAAATAACACACTTACGAGTGCCTCTGCGTATCTGGTCTACGTTAAAGATGATACCTTCGTCGTAGTTGTAGAAGTACACAGTTGCACTGTAGTCAGTGGTTGCTTCACTCTCTAAGGAGCCAGTAGCAGGGTTGTATGTACCCTCTGTCGTGACTTTACGTAGTGTTGCTGTTTCACCAAAGTCTCTGACTAGATTGTAAAGGTCAAAGGATCTGAAAGACATCTAAGCCCCCTCTTAATCGTAATCTGAGCCGTAATCATCACCACTATAACTTGGAGGGTTACGGAAGCGGTCACGACGGAATGAAGGTGTAATACGGTCTGTGTTAGCTCTCACACCATCTACAGCGGTCTTACTAATGCCACCTGCCTTGATACCAACTACAGCACCAGCTTTCTTGCCTTGATACTCTAGGTTCTCTGCAAGAGCCATATACTGATTTGACAAGTCACTGTAGTCTGCACTTAAAGCACCATCAAGAGAGGTGTTAACCTTACGTGCATACTGAGAGGCAACAGTTCTAGCACACCAAGAAGCGGCATAGTAAATGTTGTTGTTTGACTGACCTAATGCGAAGATGACCTCTTCGTTCTGCACCTGTTGGTCGTTAGTGTCTGTGTCACCAAGTAACAGACGAACAGAATTTAGACGACCAGAGACCGTGTTTATTCCAAGATCAGTTTCGTCATAGGTCCAAGCCATATTAATCTACCTCGTAGTGTCCGTTAGTTCTTCGCCAGCTTCGTATTAATCCACGTTGCTTATCTGCAATCTTGGACTTCTTACATTTCTTTCGGTCAAACTCAGCCTGAGTACCTGTCTTAGTCTTGACCTTCTTATTGATATTATCAACGACAGCATGTAGTCCGTCTATATCAAGCTCTTCTAGGCCATCGCCAACCTTACGGGCAATCTCTAAGTCTGAGTTGTGGTGGATGTAACGTTCACGGTAGAGAATAAGAACTTTTTGTTCCTCAATACCTAACTCTTTCCACTTAAATTCATCTCCTGCTTCTAGCTGACGACTGCCTGATGTAAAAGGTATCTTTACAAATACTGGTCGGTCTAACTGAAGAGGTACATTTTCTTGTCGGATCATATGTCACCTATCTGTCGGGGGTAAGGTTAGTGGGGACACTTAAGCCCCCACCAAAGTAAATTAAGCTACAACATCTTCGAAGAAGTAACCCAAGTCAGCGCCTGTGACTTTCATGTCATAGGACATTTTAACTTGGATGTGTTCTGCAACTTGCTGACGCTTAAGTGCATCGTCAGAGAATGACTCAACAGTTACGCCCAAGTTGTTTACACCCTGTAGGTTGTTCCATGCAAATGTTGCACCTGCCATTGGTGTCATCAAGCCACCGTTTTGTGGGCCGTGTACCAAGAGAGCATGTTTACCACCGATGAATGCGTTGGATTCTGCAACACCTTCAACAGAAGTGTTTTTCACTGCTTCCATGACGTAGAAGTTTTCTACTTCAAAGATCTCAGCCAACTTAGCGTTAGTGATAAGTGCAGTGTTTGTTACAGTCGCACCACCGTTCAAACGTGCAAGGATGTCTGGGTGGTTAATCAACTGGTCACGAACTTCTTTACCAACAACCATTGTGTTTGGCTTGAAGCCACCAGACTTAAGCTGCATTGTACGACGTGCAGTTGTTACGTCTGTGATTGGTGTTGAGTTTGTGTAGTCTGACCACAGGTTGCTTGGTGTAGAGTCTGTACCCCATTTACCAGCAGCGAAGAAGTTTGTAGCAAACTGCTCTTCACGGTGGATCAACAAACGGTTTGTCAAAGTTGTTGCACCTGCAGCACGAATGTCTAGCGCAGCATCTTCGTTAGCAAGTGTTTGCTGGTCGAAGTCCATGCCAAGACCGTAGACGTCTGCATAGAAGCTATCTGTTGACAATGACATACCGATACGGTTGACCTCTGTGCGTGGAGCAAGAGCTTTAACGTCACCTGTACGGTTCATGTTGTCACGGTCATAGATGTAGTATTTGTCAGACTGTTTGTCTACGCCGATAACAGGGAAAACCTTGTCAGCGATGAAGTTTGACTGTTCTTGTACATAAGCGATTGTGAGGTTAGTCAACGGCTGATCGATATGTACCGAATTTGGAGTTAGCAATGGCATTGTTCTATATCCTTCCTATTGCTGATTACGCTACTACGTTTCCACCTTGGATCAGTTCAATGGCAAATACTTGACCATCAACCGCTGCTTCCAAAGCGTAACCTAGAACGACATCACCTGTTGCTGCTGTTAGAGCATCACCAGAAGCGTCTGTTTGAATTTGTGCGCCAGCAGCGATAGTGCCACCAGAAGTTACCATAACCTTACCAGAAACAGCAACAGTTGCAGCTTCACCTGCAGCAGGGTCATTCAAAAGAACACCGATTGCGTTTTCACCAGCAGCGTCAGCTAGGTCGATTTGACCGTCTGACTCTAGTGTTACGAATTTAAATTGTGCCGACGATAGGTCTTCGCCAGCAATGAATGTCCGTGTGTCACGGGATTGCATTACAGCCATAATTATTCCCCTTTATAGCTTTTGTTAATGAGAGCTTTACCTTCGTCGGTTTTAGCTACGGCTGCATAAGCCTTAGCATAATCACTCTTCTTCATTTTGTTTTCGTCCATGTGGGACTTAACAAGGGCTTCTAGTTTGTCAGCAGCAGTAGCGAACTCACCACTTGCATCCGACTTACCAACTTCTTCCATGTTCTCAGCGAAAGTTGCATCTGCAGCCTTCAATGCTTCCATGATAGCTTCTACTTCACCGAACTCACCTACAAGAGACTTAGCCACGTCTGTTGCAAAGTGGGGCAACGCTTCAGTTGCACGTTTGGTTAGTTCCGCATCTGCTTTAGCAAACTCTGCTTCTTCCAATGCTTTCAAGATTGGTGCAGGGATGTCCGCTTTGTTGATTTGCTCGCCAGCATACTCTACGTACTCTGGTTCAGCTTTCTTTTCGATTGACTTAGCTTTGATTACATAGCCATTCTCAATCAGAGACTTACGAAGACGCTCGTTGTCAGCTTTAAGTAGGTCCAACTCAGCTTGAAGTGTATCTGTCTCGTCAATTTCGACAGCTTCTTCTGCAGCTTTTTCTGTTGGCTCTTCTTTTTGGTCTTCCATGTTAAGTGCTTTCATCGCTTCATCACGACCACAGCCTTTTTCTTCCATGTAAGCTTTGAGCTTTTCTTCGTTGTAGCCCATTTTTTCTAGTGTTTCAGTCATAGTTTCCTCTACCGAGTTATCACGTTTGAACAAGGAGACCATTGCCTGAGCATTGGCAGGACGATCCACCAAAGACAACTCCTCCAACTCTAATTGTTTTAGTAAGTTAGGCACTATAGTCCTCCTTAATCGCACGACCCCCAATAGAGAAGGCCGCAAGTTCACCAGATTTGACCTTAGACCAGACGTCATCGTTATATACTTTAAACGCTACAATCCAACCTTCACGGTCACTCTGAATGCCAAGGGATTCCCCAATCTCTTTAGTGATAGGCATGGAGTGAATAACCGCCCCAATCTGATCCCCTTTGTGCATTTCTTTGCCTACACGGACATGTTCCATAAACTTGTTTACAGCATGTACTAATGTGTCAGGCTCAATTACATCGCCTTGGCGGTCAACTACAGGTTCACCCTTTTCGGTTACTACTGAGGCCCAACCATAGACCATACGTTGTTCGTCGTCAGCTTTTAGGATTTGACCTTCGACAGATTTTGTTAGTTCAGACACGGAAGTGCCTCCTTCCCACATACGACAAGACCAATACCCTGCGGTTGTCTTATCCTTCTTGGAATCACATGAATGGCGAGAGCGGAAGTTAGCACGGGCTTTAGGGTCATCACGACGGATTTCC